CCAGCCACACCCCCATGGCGCACTGCTTGGTGAAGGGCATGGGCAGCAGGTCCAGCTTGGCCTCGTCCTTGAGTTCCTTCTTTTCCTTCTTGCCGGGCTTGCGGCCTTCGGTGGCCTCGATGTGGGCGGCCTTCTCGTTGACGCGGCGGTTGAGCACGCTGGCCGGCAGCATCTTGGCCTCGGTCATGAAGCGGCAGATCCATTGCCCGCCGACGTTTTCCGCGAGGGCGCCGTGTTCTTCGCCACGGGGCGGAACCCAGCCGGCAGAGCGCTCTTGTGTCAGGCCGCATGCAGCGAACGGAGACTTTGCGAGTGCAGCTTCCAGGGCTGCGAAGTCCGCGGGCCAGGAGGACGCGATGCGGTAAATGGTCAGATTCTTGAGCATGGTGGTCAGAGGGATTGGGGGTTCTTGGGGAGGGAGCCGAAGTAAAAGGCGTCGTCATCGGTCCAGGTCTCGTGCCCCAGCAGCGCGGTATGGGCGGCAGTGGCGATTGCGAGCTTGGGGTTGGCGCGCTTGGCGTTGCTGACGACGATCTCCAGCAGCTTCATGTAGCCCCGCGTTTTCATGATTCCCCAGGAGGGGTAGTCGTGGGGCATGCGGTGGGTCATCTCGGCAGCGCACTGCTCCAGGCAGTTGGCGGCCTCGATGTGGTGGCTTTTGGCCAGTGCGCGCGCCGCACCTGCTGCCAAGCTCAGTTCCTTGGCCTGCAGGCGCATGCCGTGGGCGTCCACTGCAAGCTCGCATGTCTTCGCCTGCCTGCGCAGAGCGGCAGCCTCAGTGCTGAGCTGATTCGCCTGTGCTCGCGCCTTCAACTCGGCGGCGTAGAGATCTGCCGGTGTTTGCGATATGGGGTTCTCCAAACGGTGGGTTACAGGGCGCCGCCTTCGGTGTCGTCGGCCGGCAGGTGCTGGATGGCGGGCACAGGGATCGCTGGCGCGCGCGGCGCGGGCCCGGCGAGGAATTCCTCACGCTTCTGGTAGAGCTGGTCGATCAGGGCGTCGGCCAGGCGCGGCAGGTCGCGGGCGTTCATCAGCACAGCGTTGCGGTCCTTTTCAAAGGGCACGCCCAGGGCTGCAAGGTTTGCCGCATTGAGCTGCAACACGGGCGCGAAGGCCGCGCAGATCTGCGAGAGGTTGAGCTTCTCGGGATTCGCCATGGCGATCAGTGGGCCTGTGCCTTGACCTGGGACTCGCGCATTGCCTGGTAGCCGGCGAGCATGGGTTCGAGCTGCTGACGCAGATCCACGCCGGGCTCCAGGTTCGCGCCGACGCTGGCCAGGGCGCAGCCCATGGCATACAGGCCGCCATACAGGGCAAACGTGTTGCCGTTGCGCTGGCCGTAGGCGCTCAGGATTTCGATGATCGGCTCAGCCACATGCGTCATGGCATGGGCGTGGTGGTTGGACGTGATCTCGTGGGTGACGCGCACGCCTTCGATGGGGTCTGTGAATTGGCTCATGAGCTGGTGTTCCAGGTTCAGAAAAGGGGTGCTCCGGAGATGGCGACCGCAGCAGCAAAACCGGCGGCCGAGAAGGCCGACCAGAGGAAAAAGCCGAGGAGTTTGGTCATGGGAGCTCGCGCAGGCATTCCATGGATTGCGGGCCGGTCCACACGACTGCATGACCGGGCGGGCAGGCCTGGGCGGCGCTGTGCGCGCGCTGCACGTCCGCTGCGCTGGCCACGGCGTCCTGGGCAGCACCGGCATCCGCGCAGGCGCTGAGCGCCAGGGCCGCAAGGAGGGCCAAGCACAGCAGGAGCCAGCTGCCAGGCGTGGGCGCCGGGCCCGGCTCGACCACAGGGCCAGGGCAGGACGCCTGGCGCAGAAAGCGCGCATCCGGGTCAGGGTTGTAGGGCTCGGTGGGGATCACTCGTTGCATTTGGGCTCTCCTGAAACGACAAATCCGCCAGGAGGCGGATTCGGGTTGGTGGCTGCTCGTTGCGCTTGGCGCTGGGCCTCCTGCTCGGCGATGAGGCGCTGTTCTTCGCGCCAGTCGGCATATGTCTGAGGCTCGTACTGGGCCTGGGCTCTGCCGCCGCGGCGGCGAATGAATTTCGATCTCATGGTGGATTCCAAAAAGGCGCCCGCCCCACATTGCTGCAGGGCGGGCCAATGCCGCGAGAGCGGCCCCACGAAACAAAAAAGGCCCTGCAACTGGTGAAGCTGCAGGGCCTTGATGGAAAGTGCCGATGCCTTGAAAGGCGCGCCTGGGAAGTAGAGAGGGAGGGAGGAGGATGCCCAGGCTCGGCGTGGAAACTGATTGCGTCCACGATACTCTGCCCACGGCCGGGCAAATGTGAACGGAGAGTAAAAGGTGCAGGGCTTCCACCTGCTGCGGCTGGTCAGGTCTCTGCGACCCCGTGGCCAGGGTATGGATGATGGCATGCCGTGTTCGCCCCGGCTTTCCTTCTATTGACGGTTTGGCGGACTCTCACCGCTTGCAGGTGGGCAACTACCCGTCACGATTGGCCATCACGGGGGCAGACTGCAGCGAATTTGTCTGGGTGAACCAGGGTCAAGCCGGGACGCCTCCCGAGCGCTTCGCAATCTGCCTTCGTGATGGCCCCGGCACTTGGCCGGGGGCTTGTGGTCAGACGTAGCCCAGCACGGCGCCGAGCGGCGCCATGAAGACGCCAATGCAACGAGCGATCAGCAGGCCCGTGAAGACGTCAAAGTCGGTATTGACGATCTTCACGATGTTGGCGATCCATCCGCCGACGGCGAGCGCCAGAAGGATCAGGGCCACGGCAATGCCGAGGATGGATGGGGTGTCGGTTTTCTTCATTTCATTCCTTGGAAAGAGGGTTTCGGTCCCGCTGTCAATCCGCTCAATCGGGATTGGCAGCGCGCGCCAGCTCCACCAGCTCGCGCAACAGGCCGGTCTGCTCGCGCATCTGGGCCAGCAACTCGGCCAGCACCGGCTGCGCAGCGGGCTGCTCGGCGGCGAAGTCCTCGCCCAGGGTCTGGGCCAGGCGGTGGACGATCTCGGCGTTGAGGCTGCGGTTGGCGGCGCCCGCCAGCTTGCTGAGGCCCGCGTACAGATCGACAGGGATGCGCAGCTTGCACTGCGTCGTCGGTGCCGCGTCTGCAGGCTCGGTATCGGCCTCATCGTCGCCGGCCAGCAGTCGGTCGGGGGCAATATCCAGCGCGGCGGCCAGCTTGCGGAGGACAAGCAGGCGGGGCTGGTTCTTGTCGGCCTCGTAGCGCGAGACCTGCGCGGGCGCTATGCCGCTGATCGCGGCCAGATCCGACTGGGTCAGCCCCTTTTCGACTCGGGCGCGGATCAGGCGCGCCCCGAAGGTGTTCGCCATCCCCATCACAGCGCCAGGCGCTGCTCCAAGTCCCGCAGGACGGCGCAGTCCTGGCGCAACTGGTTGGCCAGCTCGTTCAGCCGGCGCACCAGCGGCGTGGAGGATGCAGGTTCAGCCTCGTGCGCACTGCCCTCGGCTGAGATGCCGGCAGCCGACATCACGGGTTCCAGGCGGCCCGAGATGCGCCTGATGGTGTTCTTCAAGTCATCCATGCCTGCATCGACGTTGCTGAGCGCGGCTTCGACGTGGCTGACGGGTTGGGCCTGGGCAGCGGCGTGCAGGGTGCTGACTCCGCGGGCAGGGGCGGCGCCGAGATGGGCGAGGGATTGGGATTGGTTCACGGTGATCTCCTGTGGTGGTGGCGGAAACAGAAAAGGCCTCCCGAATCGAGAAGCCTCTTTTGTTTCGCCCGTTCTTTCCGGGCTGTCAGCGCTTTCGCGCAGGGCTTTGCTGATCTTGGTATCCCTGTAAACCTCAACATGTTTCTGATCTTGGCAATCCTGTTTGCCTCACCAAACTGCCCGTGTACCGCGCTTTGGCGGACTGTGGCCTGGCAGGACTGCCAGAGCAGAGCAGCGGCCCATGCCCGCTGATGCGTGTGCCGGAATGCCCCGCAGGTGGGGCAAGCATCGGCTGCAACTTGTGAAAGACCGGGGCTTGCCCGGTCGATGCCGTGGTGCCCAACTTCCCTGCCGGTCCGCATGTGCGGTGGTCAGGTACGTTGAGGGCGATAATAAGGCGATGCCTAATTTCTTGCAATAGGCGTTGCCTTATTATTTTTGATGCACTGCCGATGCGCTCAGTGCAGACGGACTTCAAAGTAGGCCTCCTCCACAGCGATCCCCTGGAGTCCGGCTTGCTGGGCTGCCTCATAGGCTTTCTGCCAGGAGAGCGCCACTGGCTCGTTGGCCTTCCCGATTACGCCGCCCTCGGCCGCATCGTTGAAGAGCTTGTAGGCCCGTGTCATGGCCTCATGGGTGGGGAAGCTGCGTTCAATCACCTTGGCGAAGCGCGCTTCGGCCTTGGCCTTGATGTCGTGTTCAATGCCCACGCAGTCTTGAAGGGTTACGCGGAACGAGCTGAGGGCGGTCGTGGTCATGTGCATCCTTGGTGCTGGTTAAAAACACAGTTCTAGTATGCATCATGGCTGTATGTATGTACAGTAATTTGTTACATGGGGCGCAGTCCGAGAGTCGGCGGCCATGAAAAAGCCCGCTCATGGCGGGCTCTCGGTTTCAGGTTGGGGGGCGTGCATTCAATGCTTCATAGTCCACCACGCCAACACCTTGCCGGCAATGTTGATGCACTCAGATGCCTTACGAAGATCAATTCGCTCCTCGTCGGGATAGTCCACGATGTTGTCACTGCGAAGGACCAGGGTGCCGTCAGAAAGTATTAGGGCTTTCTTTAACAAGAGGCGGTTGTAAACATCGATGACGTAAATACCCTGTGCGTCAATGGTCCGCTGTCCCATATCTACAAATACCAAGTCTTCATCTTGAATAGTTGGTTTCATGCTGTGGCCGTTGCCCGTCATGATCTTGATGCGCTCAGGGTTGACGGTCCCGATCTTCTTGCGGACCCAGCTTTCCAAGACATCGAGGTGGCGGACGATCTGCACGGCCTCATCCAAGTGCGAGCCCGGACCCATCGACGGCCGGACAGACAGATGCTGCAGGCGGACGTAGCCAGGAGGCGGGGTGTCATCAATGACCTGGATCACGTTCTCCCCATGTTTTGAGTTGTCGGCGGTAGTCCCTGGCGGGTAATCGGGCAGCCCCCAGTGCGCTGGCTGGACCACATCTGCGAAGTAGCTCCAGAGCTTAGGGAGCTTGTCCTTGCTGATGGTCCCGCGATTCACCCAGTCTTGGATGGATGGGGGCCTTACCTCAAAGTGCTCGGCCACCTCCTTCTTGGAGACGCCCTTCAGTTCGATGGCTTCAGCGATGGCTTGGCCTAATTTTTCACCAGTAAGCATTGCCTAATGTTCCATGTGTGGGTGTGCGTAGGCAATGCCTATTGATCAAAATTAGGCAGAGCCTTATCATGGGGTATGACGTACTCACACCCCGGACTTGCGGTGCAGGCGGTTGTCGACCTTGTCGGCAGCCAAGCTGCCCTGGCTCGTGCCTTACAGGTATCCGCGCCCACTGTGAACCAGTGGATCAAGAGGCGGCGTCCTGTTCCGAAGGCGCTTAGCCCCAGGATCGAAGCGCTCTCCAGCGGGACGGTCTCCCGCCGAGACCTCCGCCCCAACGACTGGCAAGACATTTGGCCCGAGCTTGCACAGCCCGCCGCACAGGAGCAGGGCCGTGCATAAGCCGTACCGCTGGGGCCAGGTGGCACCGCCCACCGTCCAGCACCCTCGGGAACTGCGCAGGAAACGCGAGGCTGCCGTACAGGCCAAGCGCGATCACCAACGGTTCGTGATCAGGCATCGCCTCATGCACGGGAGCGAGGGGGAGCGCGACCGAATCCTCAAGGGCTTCCATGGCGATTCCTTTGGCGACTTCTCCTGCTCCACCGTGCTGCCTGCAGCACCAGGTTCCCGCCGGCCAGCTTTGAGCTGGCTGCTGGGTTGGCAGCGCCTCAACTGCTGGCGTCCCGACTCCCCTCCACCTGTCACCACATCCAAGGAGTAGTCCCGCATGCGTGACACCCACGAAAAGCTGAGCCGGGCTGAAGCGGCTGCATTTAGGGCGATCCAGTTGATCCTGGCCGACCTCGACGCTGAGCAGGCCGAGCGCGTCCTGGCCCGTGTCCAGGACCAACTGGACGAAGACACTGGCGGGCCCATGTTCGCGCGCGGCATTGCCGGGCCACTGGGCAAGCTGGACATCCAACTCAAGACCAAGGTGGATGAGTCCACTGCCGAGCAGTTCCGCCGCAATTGCGTGCTGAAGGGCACGGACACCTCCACGGTGCTGCGCGATGCCATCTACGTGATGACCTGGGAGCGCAGCTATCGGCAGATGGTGGCTGAGAAGTTGATGCATGAGGAGCAGTCTGCCAGCCGACTGCAGTCGCTCATAGGACCCTTTGGGGCCCCCGAATTCGGAGGGCCTGCCCGATGAACGCGATCACTGCAATTTCTGCCGCCGTGCTGACCATGAGCAGCCGCGAAATCGCCGAGCTGACGGGCCGCGACCACGGCAACGTGATGCGCGACATCCGTACGATGCTGGACGACCTGCAGGCTTCAAATTTGAATCCTGCTTGCGAAACAACGACTTACGCGGGTGCCAACGGCCAGCGCTACCCGCAGTACGAACTGGACCGCGATACCTGCCTCACATTGCTGCTCGGCTACGACGCCGTGGCGCGCATGAAGGTGGTGAAGCGGTGGCAGGAGCTGGAGGCTCAGGCCGCGCCAGCGGTGCCGCGCACGATGTCTCAGGCGCTGCGCCTGGCCGCTGAACAAGCCGAGCAGATCGAGCAGCAGCAGGCCGCCCTGGCACTGGCCGCGCCCAAGGCCGAATACGTGGACCGCTACGTGGCCGCCAATGGCGCGAAGGGCTTCCGTCAGGTGGCCAAGCTGCTGGGCGCGAACGAGCACGCATTCCGGGCCTGGCTGCAGGACGAAAAGATCATGTACCGCCTGGGCGGCGAGTGGACTGCGCACCAGTGTCACATCGATGCCGGCCGCTTTGTCGTGAAGACGGGTGTGGCCCAGGCCAACGAGCATGCCTTCAACACCACGAAGTTCACCCCCAAGGGCGTGAACTGGGTAGCCGGCCTGTGGGGCCAGCACCAAGCCCGCCTGGCGCAAGGGGAGCGTGCATGAACCTCGCTTCCATGCTGGACCGTCCAATTGCCTTCCAGCGCTCGTTCGTTCACCTTGGCGCTGGCATCACTGGCGCGCTGATGCTCTCCCAGGCTGTGTATTGGGCCAACCGTGGTTCTGACGACGATGGCTGGTTCTTCAAGACGCAGGTGGAGTGGGAGGATGAAACCGGCCTGAGCCGCACTGAGCAGGAGACCGCCCGCAAGAAGCTGCTGTCGCTGGGGCTCATGGAAGAGGCTCGCCGGGGTATCCCCGCCAAGCTGTATTTCCGAGTCAGCATCGATGCGCTGGTGAGCCAGTTGGAAGGCCTGGACACTCCCTGCAAACAAGATTGCAGGAATCCTGCAATCAAGGATGCTGGAACCCCGCAAACAGGTTCGCAGAAAACCCGCAAACAGGTTCGCGGGAAAGCTGCAAACAGGTCTGCAGGAAACCCGCAATCTAAACTAAGTAAGACTACAACAGAGACTACTTCAGAGACTACAGCAGAGAGTATTGCGCCGGGGGCTGAAGCCCCCCACGCTGCTGCTGAGCCGATGCGTGTGACGGCACCCAACGGGACCATCCACGAGATCCCTGCTGAGCTGCGCTACCCCGGTCCGGACACCAAGTCCCACAAGACCTGGATCGCATACGCCATTGCCTACGAGGGCCGGTATCGCAGCTGGCCCGTCTGGAACCAGACGGTGGGCGGCCAGATCTGCAACTTCATCGACCGTGTTGGCGCCGAGGTCGCCCCCCGCATCGCCGTGCACTACGTGCGCCGTGTGCAGGAAGACTTCATCGTCCGGGAGATGCACCCCGTCCGCCTGCTGCAGCAGAACGCTGAGAAGTGGGCAACGCAGTGCCAGACCGGCGTTGGGATGACCAGCACACAGGCCCGCCAAGCCGACCAGACCAGCGCGAACGCTGGCGCCATCGAAGAAGCCAAGCGGCTGATGCGCGAGCGTGCAGGCGCTGCCCAGGCCGCAGGCGCGGGTGCCGAACAAGGCCAGGGGGAGGTGATCGATGTCTGACCCCCACGCCACCGACTGGCTGCTGGAAGAGCTGGGCGCCACGATGGAGCTGAGCGGCCAGCAGGTCCGGCCTGCCGCGCTACTGCTGCTGGCGGAAGACCTAGCCCACATCGAAAAGCCTGTGCTGCGCTTGGCCCTGGCCCGCATCCGCGCTGAGCACCGCGGCCCGATACTGACCGGCACCGTGCTGCAGTACGTGGACCACGCCATGGGCCGCATGCTGCCGGCCGAGGCCTACGCCCTGGCGCTGACCAGCGCAGACCAGCAGGCCACTGTGGTGTGGACCGATGAGATCGCCCAGGCCTGGGCCGTGGCCGCGCCGCTGCTGGATGCCGGCGACAAGTTCGGCGCCCGGCAGGCCTTCATCGAGGCCTACGGCAGGATCACCGGCGAGGCCCGTGCACTGCGCCGTCGTCCTGTGGTTCAGGTCAGCCTGGGGCACGACCCCGAAGCCCGCACGCGCGCCGTGCAGGAAGCCATCACGGCAGGCAGGCTGCCGGGCGGGCTGGAGGGCCTGACTGACGACCTGCGCGAGCAGCTGCAGCTGCCGGCCCCGCGCGCCGCCCTGGCGCTGCCGGCACCTGAGTCCATGCCCAGCGGCCCGAAGCGTGAGGTGCTGTCCAAGCTGGCCACCCTGCGCGAAGCCTTTGCACTCAAGGCCGCGCGTTTCACGCCCGTGCAGGTCCAGGCCCGCGCCGGCCGCATGCGCCTGAGTCAGGCCAAGCGCCGCGCTGCCGCCGCCGTGGCGCAGCACCAGCAGGGGAGCCAGCCATGAGCGCCATCCATTCCGCCGTGAGCCGCGACTACCTGCGGCTGCCCTACACCTACACGCTGGCACAGGAGCTATCGGCCAGCGAACGGCAGCCGCTGCACCAGCGCAAGCGCGAGCCCTTGGCTGCTGCAGTCCTGGCCGCCGTGCATGCCGTGGGCTACGCCGCACCCACGGTGCAGCACTGGCGCGACCTGGCCGACGCCGCGAACCTGTCCGAAACGCTGCTGGGCATGGGCGTCTTCACAGAGCCGGGGGCTCAGAGCCTGTTTGCTGATGCGGTGGCGGCCGTCGTGGACCTGGGCCGTAAGCACGGCCACGGCCAGGAGATGCGCCTGAACGCCGTGCAGCTGGGCCACCTGGTCGAGTTCGGCGAGGCCTACGGCCAGGTGCTGGAGGTGATCCCGGCACGCACCTTCATCCGCGCGCACCGCGCCACCGAACGCCGTCTGCGCGAGCTGCTGGTCAACAGCCACGGCAGCGACACCCATGAATTCATCGTCGTCTGATCATCAATGGCAGCAACACCAAATCAATCTCAGCGGGGCAGCCGTGGCGCACCTCGTCAAGCTGGCCCAGCAACCCGGGTGGTGGGAGTACGTCAAGGCCAGGGCCAGGGAACTGGACAGGGACGAGTCCCGACTGTTCGTGGACATCGAGCAGCAGGTAGTGCAGCAGCTGCAGGCGCTGGCCTGGCGCCCGCCGCCCCGCGCGTGACGGTGCCGGCTGGCCACCAGGGCCCGATCACGGTGCTGGGTATGGACCCGGGCAAGCACACGGGCCTGGCCTGGATCGTGGATGGCCAGCTGCAGGCGCTGGACGAGATTGCTCCAGCGCAGATCCTGCAGACGCTGCAGGGCAGGGCGCCCACGCTGGTGATCTTCGAGGACAGCCGCAAAGCCCGCAGGACCTGGACCGGCCAGGGCAGTGCTGCGGCGCGGGCCAAGATGGCGCGCAACGTGGGTGAGATCGACGCATGGTGCGTGCTGATCGAGACCCTGTGCGCCAGCCTCGGCATTGCCTGCTTCGGTATGGCTCCCAGCGCGAAGGCCGGCAGCGCCCACGGTGCAAAGATCGATGCCGCCACCTTCAGCCGCCTCACCGGCTGGGCCGGCCGCAGCAATCAGCACCAGCGTGACGCCGCAATGATCGCGTGGTCCTTCCGGAGGGCCCGGCCATGAAGCGCATCTACATCGCAGGTCCCATGACAGGCCTGCCCGAGTTCAACTACCCGGCCTTCAACCGCGCGGCCGCTGTGCTGCGTGCCCAGGGCCACCACGTCGAGAACCCTGCGGAGAATCCCGCGCCAGCGTGCGGCAGCTGGGCCGGCTACATGCGTCTGGCGCTGCCGCAGCTTTGCACCTGCGATGCCGTGCACCGGCTGCCGGGCTGGAAGCAGTCGCGCGGCGCCCGGTTGGAGAGCTTTGTGGCGCGCGTGCTGGGTCTGGAGGTGCAGGACTTCGATGCCAGCGCAGGGGAGGGCGGCGCACATGCTTGATTTCCGCCCCGACCTTCCGCGCCGTGGCCAGCGCGGCCCCGTGCGCGCCGCGCCCCAGCACCCGCCCCTGTGGCGTGGCGCCGCAATGCGCGAGCGCATTGAAGGCCCCGATATCCTGGGGCGCTACCGCTTCTCCGTCTGGTCGGAAAACCGCTGCTGCCGCCTGGAACAGTACGGCCCCACGCGTGTGTGCGTGATGGGCGACCACGGCTTTCTGGTGCAGGTGGATGTGGAGGGCGACATCCGATGATCCAGAACCGGAGCACCTGGCCCAGCCGCGGCTTCGGCCGCCGGCTCGCCGTCGCACCAGCGCAGGACCGCGAAGAGCGCCTGGCGCAGCGTGCGGCCCGCGCCATGGACAGCGCCCGCGCCACTGCCGGCATGGCGTGCACCAGCATCGTTGTGATGGGCGGGGCCAGCACGGGCTTGGTCGTGCCCAAGGCCGAGATCCTGGAATGCGAAGCCTACCGCCGCGCCGTCGCCGCGCTGCCTTGCATCTGGTGCGGCATCTGCGACTACAGCCAGCACGCCCATCTGAACCTGGGCAAAGGCTTCGCGCTCAAGACAGACGACCGCACCGGATTCCCGCTGTGCTGCACCCGGCCGGGCATCGAGGGCTGCCACGTCGCTTACGACCGATACCGCCTTGTTGACGGCGGCCGCGAAGCCCATCGGGACTACGGCCTCGAATGGGGCCGCATCACCCGCCACACGATTCTTGAATCCGGCCAATGGCCACAACGTCTGCCCCTCTGGAGTGAAACCGCATGAACCAAGCCACCACCAGCACCATCCACAAGACGCCCGGCGGCAATCCGGACACTGGCGCGGTCGAGGCCGTGCCCACGCTGACGCAGGTCTATGAGGCAATCCGCCAGCTGCACGAGGCCGGTGAAGAGCCCACGCGCGACCGCATCCACAAGATGACAGGCCTGAACCTCACCACGGTGGACGACCGCATCAAGGTGCTGCGCGGCGAGGGAATGATTGCGGCGGTGAAGCAGTGTTACCGCCCGGTGCACCAGCATGGGCCAGCGCGGGATGTCGTCATCGTTCACCTCAACGATGGGCGGACCTTGGTGGAGATTGGGGAGCATGTGTTGCATCTGGTCCGCCCCGAAGCCGCGCGCCTCGGTCAGGGACTGGCAGGCGTGGCGCTGGAGCACACGGCCCTGACGCGCGTCACGGAGTTGCAGGACCAACTGCTGGAGGAGGTGGCCAGACGTAGAGATCTGGAGCGCGAAGTGAAAGCGCTAAAAGCTCAGCGGCGTGTTGACGGACGTCAGGGTGATCTGCTCAGTGCGCTGTCGGGCCAAGCTGCAGCGTAGGGTCAAGAAAAAGCCAGATGCGCGCGGGCTTTTTCGAGTCAAACGGCCCGCGCAGTCTGCAAGGCGGCCAGCACCTTGCGCTGGTCCAGCGTTGAGGCGGCGCCGCCCCGCAGCATGCACAGCTGTCCCGAAAGTGTGTTGCGCGCCAGGGCGCCCACATCGCCGCCGCGCTGCACGGTGCCCAGCATTTCCCAGCCCGGCAGCTCAATGTGCTGATACAGCCGCCAGGGGCCTCCTGGTGTGACGATCAAGCGGCCCCGGGGGCTCATGCGGACAGCTCATCCGCCTGCATGCGGCGATAAGCGTCTGCCGGCGATGCGGCATCGGTCCACAGCGTGGCGCCGTTGCTACCGTTGCCCACGTAGACCAGGCCGGCCCGGTTGTACTCGGCGTTCCACAGCACCTGCCACACGCCATCGGCGTCATCAGCGGCCACCTCGTGCAGTTCCCAGCCTTGCGTGGCGCCTTCGAGGTCGGCCAGCAGGTTGGCATCGAGTTCGATGATTTCAATCTTGCGCATTGGGAATCCTTTTATGGTTTGCCCCTCATTGACGGGAGGCGCCGCTGGCGGCGGTGTGCTGCCATGGAGTCAATATTAATGCGCAATCATTGCGCAGTCAACGCCTTTTTTCAGAAGCCACTCAAGCCGCGTTTGCGCGCTCCACTTCCCAGCCCAGGCAGGCCAGGGCCACGGTGCGGGGCACGGGCTTCTCGCCGGTCAGGTAGTACAGCAGCATGCGGCGTGAGATACCCAGGGCCTCGGCTGCAGCGGTCTGCGTGAGGCCATTGCGCTGCATCCATTCCGTGATTTCTTCGGCTGTGTGGGCGGTGGGGGGTTTGGCTGTCATGCCGGAATTCTATGCGCAACTGTTGCGCAATGTGGCGCGTCGCGCGGAGCGCCCCGGCTAGGGTTCGACGGCCCTAGGCCATGCCGGAACACTTCCGGCCATGGCCCAACGTCCTGCCGGCAAGTCCGAGCCTCCAAAGAAACCTCTCCCCAAGAAGCCTGCTGCCCCCAAGAAGGCCGCAGGCTCTGCCGTTCCTGCGAAGCGCCCAGCGGCCAAGAAGCCTACGAGCGCGACCGCGAAACCCGCATTGAAGAAGGCCCCGGCAAAAAAGGCCGCCCGCATCAAGAGCACGGATGCCCAGGCGCTGACCGCGAGGGAGTCGAAGTTCATCGATGAATTCCTGGTGGACCTGAATGGAACCCAGGCGGCGATTCGAGCCGGCTACAGCTCCAAGACTGCCCGGCAGATCGCCTCTGAGAACCTGTCAAAACCTCACATCCAAGTCGCGATTGCGGAAGCCCGAAAGCAGCAGCAGGAGCGCACGCAGATCACTGCCGACGCCATGCTGCAGCAGGCTTGGCTGATCGCCACAGCCGATGCACGCGAACTGATCGAGACCAAGGTCGCATGCTGCCGCCATTGCTGGGGGGAGAACTTCCGCTACCAGCGCACCGTCAGCGAGATGAACCAGGCACGCGAGTCATGGCGTGCTGAAGGCAAGGCGCCCGAGGATTTCGATGAAGAAGGCGGCATCGGTTTCAACCCCCACCGGCCGCCGCACCCGGACTGCACTGCATGCGTTGGGGATGGATATGCACGCGAGGTCATCAAGGACACCCGCTACCTGAGCCCAGCCGCTGCCCAGTTGTATGCCGGCGTGAAGCGTACGAAAGATGGCCTGCAGGTCCTGACGCACAGCAAGGAGGCCTTCGCAGAAAAAATCTGGAAGTACCTGGGCATGTACGAGAGGGACAACCAGCAGAAGTCAGACCCGCTGGCCGCGCTGCTGCATCGCATCTCCAAGGAGAACGGCAACGGCTTCGCGCCCATCGCAGATGACCCGGAGCGCACAGGCCCCCGCGCGTGCTCCACGCTGCAGGTGAAGCAAGACCCGGCGGACGAGGAGGATTGAGGCTGTGGCCGCGCGCGTCCACAGTGCTCCCCTGAACCGGCTCCCCGACACGCCCGAGGAGCTGGAGCGGTGCTTGCGTGATCCCGAATGGCGCCTGTTCTCCGGCTGCCTGTACAAGATCATGGTCAAGGGCGATTCCAAGGATGGGGAAGAGGCTGACACCTTCACCATGCCCTTCCGGCCCAATCGCGCGCAGAAGCGTTTCATCAGCCGGCTCTGGCACCGCAACATCATCCTGAAGGCGCGGCAACTGGGCTTCACCACGCTGATCGCCATCCTGTGGCTGGACCATGCGCTGTTCAATGCGGATCAGCGCTGCGGCATCATCGCGCACGACCGCGAGGCGGCCGAGGCCATCTTCCGGGACAAGGTGAAGTACGCCTACGAGAACCTGCCCGAGGAGATCCGCGACCGCTTCCCCCTGGCGCGCGACAGCGCGGTCGAGCTGCTGTTCGCCCACAACAACAGCAGCGTGCGCGTGGCCACGTCCATGCGGTCGGGCACGATCCATCGGCTCCACGTCTCCGAACTGGGCAAGATCTCGGCGCGCTTCCCGCATAAGGCCAAGGAGGTGATGACCGGCTCCATTCCGGCCGTGCCCACCACCGGCATCCTGGTAATCGAGAGCACGGCCGAGGGCGCCAACGGCGAGTTCTACCACCTGTCCCAGCGTGCGGAGGCACTGCACTACACGCACAAGAAGCTTAGCCCGCGCGACTATCGCTTCCACTTCTACGCGTGGTGGCAGGAGCCCAACTACCGCATGGACGCGGGCCTGGTCCATGTCGCGCGCGAGCAGCACGACTATTTCGACCAGGTCGAGGTCGAGATGCAGTGCACCATCGATCTGGAGCAGCGGGCCTGGTATGTGGCCACCCAGGAAGCGGACTTCCCCGGCGCGCCCGAGCGCATGTGGCAGGAGTACCCGTCCACGCCAGCGGAGGCATTCCAGCAGTCCAGCGCGGGCCGGTACTACGCCAAGGCCATGGTTGCGCTCACGAAGCGCGGCGGCATCACCTCGGTGCCCGAGCTGGATCTACCGGTCTACACATTCTGGGATATCGGGCGCGCGGACGGGACGGCCATCTGGTTCATGCAGTCCCTGCGCGGCGAGGACCGCTTCATCAACTACTACGAAGAGCACGAGGAAGACCTGCGGCACTACGTGCGCCACCTGCAGGACCTCGGCTACGTGTTCGGCGCGCACTTCCTGCCACACGACGCGAATCACAAGCGCCTGGGCGACACCAACCGATCCACCAAGCAGCAGCTGCAGGCCCTCATGCCTGGCCAGAAATTCACCGTGGTGCCGCGCATCACCGAGCTGCAGACGGGCGTCAACCTGGTGCGCAAGCACCTGCGCGGCGCTTGGTTCGACCGGGAAGCCTGTGCCTTCGGCCTGGAGCGCCTGCGCGGCTACAGCAAGAAATTCAGCCGGGCGCTGAACAAGTTCATCGATGAGCCCGACAAGTCCAACGGCTGCACCGAAGGCGCGGACGCGCTTCGGCAGTGGGCCCAAGCCAAGGAAAGCGGGCTCTTCAACCCCAATGACGATGGGTACGGCGCGCGCGCCGAGCCCGAAGAGGAAGAGGATGCGCCGGACTGGCGCGCGTGAGGCACTGCCATGAACTATGCAACCCCCCCAAGCACTGCAGACCTGGGCGCGGCGCTGACGCCGCACGAATATGCCCGCATCATCGATGACATCCTGGAGCAGCCGCCGTGGCGCCGGCAGGCCGACATGGAAGCCGACTATGCCGACGGCAACCAACTCGGCAGCGAACTTCTCGCGCGCATGAAGCGCTTCGGCATCCCGCCAGCCAAGGAGAACATCATCGGCCCGGCGATTACGGCTGTATGCGGCTACGAGGCCAAGACGCGGACTGACTGGCGCGTCACGCCCGACGGCGACCCGGGTGGCCAAGACGTGGCCGATGCGCTCAACTTCCGGCTGAACCAGGCCGAGCGCCACAGCCGTGCAGATCGCGCTATCAGCGAGGCATTCAAGCCCCAGGTGGGCGTGGGCCTTGGCTGGGTGGAGGTGGCGCGGGCCAGCGACCCTTTCGCCTATCCCTACCGCTGCCGGTATGTGCACCGCAATGAAATCTGGTGGGACATCCGGGCGCAGGAGGCTGATCTGTCCGACGCCCACTGGCTGCTCCGGGAGCGGTTCATCCGCAAAGACCGGGTCGCGGCGGCTTTCCCCAAGCATCGGGACCTGATCATGCGCGCGGACTCTGCCTCTGGCCCTGGCGGATATGGTGGCTACCTGGGCGAGGGCGGCTATTCCACGGGCTTGGTGCCGGGCCTGGATGTCTCCCGGGCCTGGACGCCGCGCGAGCATGCCTGGTATCGCTCGGAGACCGACGAGCTCAGCCTGTGCGAACTCTGGTACCGGCGCTGGGTGCCGGCGCTCGTGCTGCGCCTGCGCGGCGGCCGCGTGGTGGAGTTCGATGAGGCCAATCAGCAGCACCGCCTGGCCGTGGCCTCGGGTGCGGGCACGCTGTCGCGCGAAACGGTCACGCGGGTGCGCCGCTCATACTGGATCGGACCCTTCTGTTTGAACGATGGGCCTACGCCCTATCCGCATCAGCATTTCCCGTATGTGCCGTTCTGGGGGTATCGGGAGGACCTGACCCGCGTGCCCTTCGGATTGGTTCGCGACATGCTGTTTCCTCAGGATAACCTGAACAGTACGCAGGCCAAGCTGCGCTGGGGTATGGCCTCGACTCGGGTGCGGCGCACCAAGGGAGCAACGGAGATGACCAGTGCTCAGATCCGCCAGCAGCTAGCGCGCCCAGACGCCGACATCGTGCTGGACGCTGAGCATATGAGGGATGGCGGAATATTCGAGGTGGATCGCGATTTCCAGCTCAACGCCCAGCATCTGCAGCTGATGGAAGACAGCCGGCGCGCGCTGGGGCGGGTCAGCCCGGTGACTCCAGCCATGCAGGGCCAGGCCGGCACCGCGCGCAGTGGACTGCAGGAAACCACCCAGGTGGAGCAGTCCCAGATCGGCATGGCTGACTTGATGGACAACACCAAGGACGGGCGCACGATGGTCGGCGAGTTGCTGATGTCGCTGATCATTGAGGACATGGGCGACGAGGAGCAGACCGTCGTGATCGAGGGTGATGTGCTCAACCCGCCGCGGACCCTGGTGCTGAACAAAGCCGAGGAGGACCCCGACACAGGCCTGCCCTATCGGTCCAACGACGTTCTGCGCACGCGCTTGAAGGTCGCCCTCGAGGACGTTCCTAGCACCAGCGGCTTCCGGGCCCAACAACTCAGTTCACTATCAGAGTCGGTGAAGTCCTTGCCGGAGCATATCCAGGTGGTGGCCCTGCCGTTCCTGATCGACCTGATGGATCTGCCGCGCAAGAAGCAGGTCGTGGAGGCCATCCGCGCGGCGACTGGCCAGCAGACGCCGGAGCAGATCGAGCAGCGGGTGCAGCAGGAGGTGCAGGCCGCGCTGTTGAAGGCCGGCCACGAGTTGAAGGCGCGCGAGCTGGAAATGAAGGAGCGCATGACGGACGCCCAGATCAAGAAGGTGATGGCCGACGCTGTGCAGGTAGGCGTGCAGGCCGCCTTCTCGGCGATGCAGGGCGGGGCCCAGGTAGCCATGAATCCTGCCATCGCGCCCATTGCCGACGCCATCATGCAGGGCGCTGGCTACCAGAAGCCCAATCCAGGCGGCGACGACCCAGACTTTCCTGTGCCTGGCGTTGCGGCCGGCGGCCCAGCGCCGCAGTCTGGCGGTCCGGGCGCGGCCGGCGACATCGCCCAGGTGCGCGAGAACACCAGCCCCGCATTCCCGCCAGTCCCTCAGGAGCCGGCGCGCGGCATGCAGGGGATCGAGACGGCCACCCCTGCCGACAACCTATAGCGGCTCACTCCGTCCAGAGTTGGATGCTGCGCGCGCGCGGCCTGACACTGTGTTCCACGTTGAAGGCGAAAGCCAGAGACGAGAAGCCTGCCCGTGATGGGTCGGCACCTCCCGCAGCTGGAGAGCGTGATGGTCGGGGCTTCGGCCCCGGCCTGATCCTCGAATCTGCGTGCCCCTTCAAACAGGCCCGGCCGGATAGCCGGGGATGTGGAGCACCTACATGCCGATGACCCCTGAGCAACTGCTCGAATCCGCCTTTGCAGGACAACTGGATCTGGACGCGGACGCGACCAAGACCGCCGAAGCCAGCAACGCCGCGAGCACTGCTACTCCCGCAACCGCCACCCCTGGCGCCGAGCAAACTGCTGCAGCGCCTTCTCCCGCTCCTGCCGCTGCACCCGCTGTTGCAGCAACCCCGGCTCCTGCACCTGCTGCAGGCGCGGCGCCCGCTCAGGATGACGAGCCGGCCGGCGCGCCTATTGCCAGCAAGTCGGGCAGCTACACGATCCCGTTTGAGAAGCTGGCTCAAGCTCGCACCGAGCGCGACCAGTTCAAGGCGCGCGGCGATTCGCTGGAGAGCGAGAACGCCACCTTGAAGGCTCAGATCGACCAGTTGACCCGCAGTCAGCAAACCAACCTCGCACAGGCCCAGGCGGATGCCTCGGCTCGCGAGCAAGCGGGCGCGGCGCCAACTTCGGCTGACAAGAACTTGGCCATTGCCCAGGCCGCCGCCTCACAAGGCGTGGACATGGCCCTTTTCGGCGACTTCTCGGAGGAGAGCATCGCCAAGGGCGTGGCTGCGTTGGTGGACCAGCGTGCCGCAGCACTGGTGGACGCACGACTGGCCCAGGCGATGCAGCCGCTGCAGCAGCGTGAACAGGTCAGCGCCCGGCAGGCGCACGACAACGCGATCTATGCGGCCCACGCGGACGCGGACGAAATTGCCGACTCTGCCGAGTTCAAGCAGTGGGTGGATGCCCAGCCTGCTTTCGCGCGCGCAGCCGTGGCCAATGTCCTGCAGAACGGATCCGCCGCCGAGATCGTGGAAGTCTTCAGCACCTTCAAGGGTGCCAAGCCCGCCGCTCCTGCCAATGCCGTGGACGCGGCCGTGGCAAAGGCGAAAGCTGACGCAGTGCAGGCCGTGCCGGTGAGTCTGTCCGAATTGACGGGCGCGGCTGCTGGTGCCAGTGAAGCGGAGCGCGCGCAGGCACTGGCCAACAACCCTGCGGCGCTGCTCAACGTGATGAGCGGTATGTCATCGGCAAAGATCGATGCCTTGATGAACAGCTTGGCGTGAACCGCTGAATATTTTTTGAAACCCGGGCCACCTCGTGATGAGGCAGCCCTCTCCCCAAGACGGAGGACATATGTCCGGAAAAACCAATGTGGCAACCGGTTCGCCGAATGCCCAATTCGTCCAGGCTGCCGGGCTGTTCGCTCAGTCCATGCAGCGCAATTCGACGCTGAACCGCATGGTGGGCACCGTCCCCCAGGGCGAGGCTCACGTCAGCGCCGTGCTGAGCAAGCAGACCTCCACCGACATGCCCATCGTGCGAACGGTGGACCTGACGCGCGGAAAGGGCTCCGAGGTGGAGTTCCACTTCGTGCAGCCCACCAATGCCTATCCCATCATGGGAAGTCGCATGGCCGAGGGCAAAGGTACGGGCATTGAGCTGGACAACGGCCGCGTGCGCGTGAACCAGGTCCGCTTCCCCGTGGATATCGGCGACACGATGACCGACATGAATTCCCCCGTGGAATTCCGTCGCATCGGCCGCCCCATTGCGCTGTCGCTGATGAACGGCTACCAGGACCAGCTGATGCTGACCCACCTGGCCGGCGCGCGCGGCTTCCACGACAACATCGAATGGCGTCTGCCTACCGAGGCCCACCCGCAGTTCGCGGAATTTGCCATCAATGAAGTGAAGGCGCCAACCCGCAATCGTCACTTCGTCGCAGACGGCGATGCCATCAAGACCGTGGCCGCCAACGCGGGCGAGCTGGACATTGCATCCACCGACGTGCTCGGCATGGATGTGGTGGACAGCATTCGCACGACGATGGAATCGATCCCTCTGCCGCCGCCCGCCATCAAGATCCCCGAGGACAAGGTGGCCGAGGATTCGCCACTGCGTGTGCTGCTGGTCTCCCCCGCGCAATACCACGCATTCGCCCAGGACCCCGGCTTCCGCCAGTTCCAGGCGAACGCCCTGGCGCGCGCGTCCAAGGCCAACAACCACCCCCTGTTTCTGGGTGAAGTGGGCCTGTGGAACGGTATCTTGATCTGCAAGATGCCCAAGCCCATCCGCTTCTATGCTGGCGACACTGTCCGCTACTGCGCCTCCTACGAGACCGAGACGGAAAGCAGCTGCATCGTCCCTGCCTCGTTCGGCACCACCCATGCGGTGGACCGCGCGATCCTGCTGGGCGGACAGTCGCTGGCCCAGGCCTTCGGCAAGTCCAAGCACGGTGGCATGCCGTTCTTCTGGTCTGAGAAGGAATTCGACCACGGCGACAAGCTGGAGCTGCTGATCGGCGCCATCATGGGCGTTTTCAAGATCCGCTGGCTGGTGTCGCAGGGCAACGGCCAGAAGCACTTCACCGACCACGGTGCGACGGCCATCGACACGGCTGTGCGCATCATCGGCGAGCGCAACTGACGCGCCCCAGGGCGGGCGGTCGGCTGATCGCCTGTCCTCCGCTGAGTTCTTCACCATTTCATCGGAGGCCAACATGGCAACCATCACCAAAGTGCAGTCCGCCAGCAATCGCCTCGGCGCGACGCCGTGGGGCAACCTGAGCGCCCTGCATTACACCCTGGCCACCAATGCGGCCGGCGCGGCCCTGGGCGGCGACATCCTGACGCCCGCCATTCAGGGCACAAAGATCCGCCTGGGCCTGCTGCCCGCTGGCTTCAAGCTGATCGACAGCCTGGTCGTCGTTGCCGTTGGCATGACGGCATCCGTCACTGCCAAGATCGGCTTCGAGTATGCCGACGGCGTGGATGTGCCGGCCGTGCCGCAGGACGACGACTACTTCGGCGCTGGCGTGAACCTGGCCGCCACGGCGCGTCTGCGCAACGCCACCGCCAATCCGGTCATCACGCTGCCCAAGGATGCGTACCTGATCCTGACCGTGGGCGGCGCGGACAACGCCAAGGCCAGCGCGCTGGACTTGGTGGTGCTGGGCGTCCCCGAAGGCGTGGCCTGATCGAAGCCGCGCTCGCGGCGATGAACCATGCAGCAAGCCGGCCTGTCCGGCTTGTTTCACATGAACGGAGCGAATCATGAAATTCGACAAGCTGGAATACACGGGCAAGAAGCCCTATCACGACCGTCTGGCGGCCACCCATTGGCAGCCTGGCGACACCAAGCTGGTGCCCGAGGCCGTCGCGCGCAAGCTGCTGCGCTTCGTGGAGTTCAGCCGCGCGCCGGCAACCCAGCAGCAGGCGGACCAGCTGCAGCTGGAGGCCCAGCAGGGTCAGCAGGCGCAGCAGCCCGACACGTCGGACCAGCAGGACGATGCTGCGCTCCAGCAAGCGCACGCCGCCCAGCAGCAGGCGGACCAGCTGCAGCAGGAAGAGCGCGCGGCCACAGAGTCCATGCTCCTGACTATCGAGGGCATGGACAAGGGCGCCCTGGCCGAATACGCGGCGAAGTACGAGGTCAAGCTCGACGCGCGCAAGGGCGAGGCCAAGATGCGCGCCGAGGTGGCCAACCTGATCGAGCAGTTCGGAGCACGCTGATATGACGCTCCAGGATCTGATCAACCGCTTCCGCGCTGACTCCAAAGACTGCGTTAAGCCCTACCTTTGGGGCGAGGAACTGGTGACAGCCTGGCTGAACGAGGCCGTGGCTGAAGCGGCGGTGCGCGGCCGGCTTCTGTTGGAAGTAGAGCGCCCTCAAGTCTGCCATGTGCCGGTGAAGGAAGGTCAGGCCACCTATCCTCTGCACCCCGCCCTGTACGAGATCACCTATCTCGCCTACGAGATCGACGGCGCGCGGGAACCACAGGAGTTGACGCTGGTTTCCACGGAATGGCTGGACCGCCATCAGCCAGGGTGGCGCCACAAGCGTCTTGATTGCATGCGCTGGGCTGTGCAGGGCGAACGATCCATCCGACTCGTGCCGGCGCCGCCGCGCGACGGACGTCTGGTGTTGGAGGGCTACCGCCTTCCGCTGCGACCCATGTGCAACTCGGGAGAGTCGCCCGAGATCCATGCCTTCAGCCATGAAAAGCTGGTGCTCTGGGCCCTGCACCGTGCTTTCTCGCAGCCAGACGCGGATGGTTTCGACCCGACGCGCGCGGCAGCAGCAGAGGCTGAGTTCACTCGGTACTTTGGGCGCCGGCCCGACTCCGACTTGCGCCGGCAAACCCGTGAGGACCAGCCTCACGTCACCGAATCCATCATTCTTTGAGGAGAGCCATCATGTTCGGCTTTCAACCAGGTCGGCGAGAAGCGCAGGCGGCAGAGCAGCCGCGACTGGGTTTCCGCCCGCGCAGTAAGGCCGCGGCTGTTGCTGAGGCCCAGAACCAGGCGCCCGACTCCATCCCCGCCATGGTGAAACCGGGTGAGTTCGTCTTGCCGCCCGATACCGTGCACGCCATGGGCGGCGCTGGCGCGCTGCAGGCCGCCGTCGATGCCACCCACACACCAGCACCTGAAGAGGCATTCGTGCCGCGCGGCTTCAAGCCCAAGGTGTTCTTCGCCAATGGCGGCCGGCCTGAGGACCAGATCCCGCTGGGCGGCTACCCGAAGGCGCCGGCCGCTGACGGATCCCAGGACAACCCGATGAATTCTGAGCTGGGGCGCAATGTGACCAACACCTTGGGCGCCTTGCCTGGTGCTGCCGGCCTGCCGGGCGCGGTCTCGCGCGTGGCGGGGGCCGGCGCAAATGCGCTGTCCGGTGCTGGCCAGGCCGCAGGGCTCGCCGGGCGCGCGGCCACCACGGCAGCACCTTTGGGCGTGCCCGCCGCCGGTGCCGTGGGCCTGGGCGCGGCCTACGAGTCCGACCGACCCGTCGGCGGGCTGGCTTCCTATCGTGCCAACAACTCGCCAACCCCTGCTGCAGCTTCCGCAGCCAGCGGCACGACTGGCACAGGCCTGGCCGGTTCCGGCGCGCCAGGGTCAGCCATGGGCCCGCCCAGCTCAGCCGCACCACAGGAAGTTCAGCCCGGGATCTTCCGTCAGGGCAACAGCTTCGGCGACAGCGCACAGAGCGCGGCGCTCGGCGCCCAGCCGCGCGGCTTGCCCTCCCGGCAAAACGACCTGGCCGCCCAGAACCTGGCCGCGCAATCGACAGCGCGCGGTTTCACGCCTGGCCAGCGCACCGAGGTCGAGCAGCCCCGCCTGGGCTTCCCAGGCTTCCGTGCCCCAACCGTCGCCCACTCCGGCAGCGACTGGCAGGCACGCAAAGACCTCCAGAACCTGGAAACCGGCGCAAGCAGCATCATGAACCGGCCCGAGTTCGCTGCAGCCGGCATGGCCCGCTTCCGTGGCGGTGGCGCTCAGTCCGGCCCGCCGCCGGCAGTGGCCGCCTACCAGGCCGCCCTGCAGACCGACTCGGCGCTGCGCCAGGCCCAGCCAGGCCTGGATGCCGAGACCATGCGCCAGAACGCAGGCCTCATGCGCGAAGACATGCAGCAATCCGGTGGCGTGCAGCGCGAGGCCATGCAGCAGGCCGGCGAAACCGGGCGCACGGGCATGCGCTTGGGCATCGAACAGCAGCGCCTGCAGGGCGAGGCCGAAGCGCGCGGATTCAAGACCCGGGCCCAACGCCAGGAAGAGCAGCTGCGCAATACGCTCCTCGATCCCAACGCCACGCCCCAGCAGAAACAGCAGGCTCAGCAGTCCATGCGCGCGATCCGTGGTGATGCAGATCCGTCACCCTGGAAGGTCACGGTCACGCCTGCGGTCAAGAATGCCGATGGTTCCACGAGCCAGGGCAGCATCATTCGGCACAACGCCGTCACGGGTGAGGTGCAGCAGGTGGAAGGTGGTAACACGGCCCAGCCCTCGGCGAATCACATCGCTGCATTGCGTGCGAACCCAGGGCAAGCGGCCATGTTTGACGAAATCTACGGGAAGGGTGCAGCAGCACGCGTCATCGCAGCGCGATGAAAGCCTATTTCTGCAGAAGCTCTTTGCCGTAGTTGGGGTCGGCGAACGGATTGCTTCCGCTGGGTGGGGCCTTCATGGTCCCGCGCTCCCAGTCATTGGCCTTGAACTCGCTCATCGTGCGTATCACCGTGTCGGTCGATCCCTTGATGATCGCGTTCTCCCGGGCCTTGTCCTGCGTCACCCAGGCCCAGAAGTCCTTGCGCGCGAACAGCGCATCCGCATCTGGGTGCGCTGTGTAGATCTTCCTGTAGTGCGTCTCCAGCTTCAGCAGTTCCGCGTCGGTCTTCACCAGCGGGTGCTGCCCGCGAATCTCTGCTGACAGCGGATACCGCTCGCACATGTCCGTTGGGCCAGCGCTCGGCGTGTACAGGCAGCCGCAGGCGCGCATGATCATCCCCGCCGCCGGCTGCCAGGCTGTGTCGCGCGCCTTGTCCAGCGTGCATTGCTCCGGGGACTTCGGCCCCAACAGCCCACGGCCCGAGCCGCGGCGGACCTCGAAGAACTTGTCCGGGTGCTGCTGGCCGCACAGGTTCAGCGCAGCAGCATGGGCCGGCGCGTTCTTTACCCCAGGGAGCTTGTCCAGGAGGCAGGTAGCGTAGTCGGCTGCCAGGGCCGGTGCCACTACTGTTGCCAGCAACAAGACCTTTGTGACGAGTGCGAATGGCATTTTGTGCTCCGCGCTGATCAGGGTGTGCTGGGGTGGGTATTCGGTGTGGTCTGCGGCGGCGCCGCGGGTGGTTGCATGCGCGCGGCCTGAGCTTGAGCGGCACTAGCGGCAAGAGGCTTCATCACATTCCATGCCTCTTTTGCGACAAAACCAGCGATGGTCACCACCGCACCCGCAGCGATGCCAACGATCCAACCGACGACTTTGGCCGTGTGGCGGATCTGCTTGAATTCGTTGACATCACCATCGATTTTCGAAAGCTTGCCGCTGAGTTTTTCCTCAGCTTTTTCCAGCGTGGCGGCGTGCTTTTCCTCGCATTTCACGAGCGCAGCAGTGAGCTTCTCTTCGGCCTTCCCAAGTGCAGCTGCGTGTTTCTCTTCGGCCTTCTCAAACGCGGCCGCGTGCTGCTGCAGAACGCCTTGGAGAGCAGTAGTGTGCTGCTGCTGGGTTGCTTGGATGGCTCCCAACTTGCTCTGGATGTCCGACAGTTGTTGCCAGATAAAACCAGGATCCAGCCCATGTCCAAACCCCTGGTTAGCCGGAGGCGGGGTCTGGGGCAGGATCGCTTCCTCGTCGTTTGACTTCCGAGTTTGACGAGCGGTTGCCATCACGAAGCGTTCTCAAAACGAGTCTTCAGCCATTCCCATAGATCAGCGCTAGAGCGGCCGTAGTACGAACTTACGGAAGTGATCAGAACTGGGCTCAGACTTGGGGGAACACCTTCGGGCTGGCCGGTGATCCCCAGGTGGTTTGACAGTTCGATGCTGGTCCCTTTGTAGGAGATAAGCCAGCCGCGACCGTTCGGCAACTCCCAGCGGTCGCTCGGAGGCGTGCCGGCCTCAACAACCGCCTTCGTAAGGGGGATGTTGTCACCTAAAGGAGTAAGTAGATAAATTGGCATTTCGAAATTAGTATCGCATACAAGGCATCAGTAATAGCCGTATTCCCAGAGGTGAGAGAGGCGCTCACACATATTTCTATCACCTTGATGCTACAAATCTTGGGCCGGTTCGGCGGGCTGCAATTTGCCGATAACGGACTGCATCCCCAGGCTTTTTGAGGGGCGTGGGCACACTCTTGTGACTCCATCTTGCACATGGACGTCTGGCAAGCCGACACGCCCGCCCGCGTCGGCGCCAGCGTAGACTGGGTCTTCCTCAACTCTCATGCACGCTATGACGCGCAAAAGCCTTCGACCCATAGGCACCATCCATGCAACTCGCGAGTCTGACGGGGCAGCGGTCACCGTCCAGGTTTTCCGAGAGATCACCCACGGCACCTACTCCGAGGGAGGAGGCTACGAGGCTGAAGGCGGGAGGGTGTTCAAACTCGCCGGGCAGACCCTGCGCGTGGACGGCTCCGACGTGTCATACCTGTCGAGCAGCACGGATCGCTACAAGCTGTCGGCGCCGCTCTAACGCCCGCAGCGCTCCGCGTAGGGTTCGCTCGCGGCGGCCCCACTGAAGAGACTGGGGCATGGCACATCTCCCCATTCTCATCCTCTCTGGTGCGCTGGTCCTGGCGCTTGGGCTGTCCTTCGTCGCCGCTTTCGCTGCGCTTCGGGCAGCAGCCGCCGCGCGGCGCGCCGTCGAACTTGCCGAAGCCGCTGCGCAAGAGTCGGCGCGGCAACAGGTCGCGCGCGACGCGTCCCTCGAGCGTCTACAGGACCATGTGTCTCGGGGGATACAGATTCTGGCCAAGGGGTGTAGCTCAGGAGAGGATAGCTATCAGGGCGGTGACGACCACAGCCAAAGCGGCGATGCCGGCGCCAATCCAGGCAATCTTCACTGACTTACCCCGCCCTCTGTCCCGGGAGGGCGGGGAGAGAGATCTCAGGCGGGGCGTGGGGCAGGGAGGTGGCCAGCCATGTGGCTGAGCCGGTTTGCGCAGGTCGCGGCGAGGCGGGCCAGCACGGCGGGCTCGACGCTCATGCTGGTTTCGATGGCGTCATAGAAGCGATCCATCGGCATGACATACGCGTTGCTGTCGATCTTCTTGGCTTGCGCCATCAAGCCACGCGTGTTGACATCGAAGCTCAGCAGGAAGCGATCGGCCTGCCAATTCTGACCCGTCATGACGCCGTCGAAGATAGCGCGGGAGACGTGGGGCATGACTTCAGCCACCAGCGACAGAGCACTGTTGACGCGCTCGGGAGACCAGCCGGCAGGCTGGGCCGGCTCCTCGACAATGTCCGGCGCGTAGCCCTGTGGCAGCTTTGCGATCAGGTACTGCCGCGCTTCCGTGTGCCGCGCCGCTGGCAACTCCAGGTAGCTGTTCACCCGGAACTTCTTCTGGAAGCGCGCCCAGGTCTCCCCATGCTTCTGGATACCGGCGTCCACGATGGCCTGCACTATCTCGCGGAGGTCCTGTGCCTGGGCGGGACTGATACGGTCATAGTCCAGATCCATCTGGCCGGATCGCGCGCCAGGTGCTACCTGGGCGAGGAACACGCGGATGACTTGGAGATGGAAGGCCGCACTGATCCAGGCCGCGTAGGCGATGACCAACTCGCGGCACGCGTAGGTGCCCCCGTTTCTGCCTTTCAGCGTGTTCAGGAAAAGGTGCAGATCTGCACCTTTTGTAATTTCCTCTACCAGCGCTTGTGTTTGGTCGTTGCGCAAAAAGAAAGCGGGCTTGAACTTGTCATCCCCACCCGCAGCTCTGTGCAGGTCATTTAACGAGAACAGGCCACCCACTTGGCGAACGCTTGTAGATCCGATGATCAGTGCAATAGAATCCGACATGTCGACTCCTTGAGTGATTGCTTGGTTTTTGACATCCAACGCCCCGAAGCTCCTACCTTCCGGGGCGTTTCCTTTTTCAGCCTCGTGAGGCATGGCTTGCCTCCTTGGCCTCTCGCGATGCGACACCTTCACGAAGCATCGCGACAATCTGCGCGTTGAACGAGCGATCCTCCGCCAGCGCGGTGGCGTGCACCTGCTGGTGCAGGTCTCGGGGAAGACGAAGGGCGGTCTTCTGCCAGTCGGTTTGAGATTGATTCGTAGCCATACACTCCTTGAACAAGTCACCGTGACTTGATGGCCGCAGTGTACGGCACCGTGACTCCTTGTCAAGCGTAAATTTGCGTCACGGTGACATTAGATATACTTCATGCCATGGTCACCAAAACTTCCAGCACTGGGCGCGAATCGGACAAGTTCATGCTCCGGCTGCCTGACGGCATCCGAGACCGCATCGCCGAGGCTGCGAAAGCGAACAACCGCACCATGAACGCCGAATTGGTGGCGCGGATACTGCAGTCTTTTGAAGACGGCATACGTTCGACGGCTGCGCCGATGGACGGTGGGCTGAAGCTTGGGAAGCAGACGCCCCCCGCTGGCAAGCAAGGAGCAGATGACGCGTTGGAACGTATCGAGTGGCGCCTCGAGTATTTGGCTCGCGTTCTTGACAATGTCGGTCCAAGGCCTCCGTTTGCGTTGCCACCAGACTCGAAAAATATTGATCCGCCCCCCGCCGCCAAGGCGCCCAGGTCGTCGCGTAAGAAGTAGCCCCGCCTAGGGTTCGACCACCCGCCCCCTCGCGGAGAGAGTGGGGGGATGGCACAGAACCCGTTCACCGATCCCGACTACGGCGCCGATGCGCCGAGCGCCAAGTCTCAAATCAAGAATCCGTTCGCGGACCCTGACTATGGCAAGGAGCCGCCAGGTCGCAGCGCCACCGACTACGTCCGGGACGCGGCGGCCTGGGCAGCCAAGGGCGCCGTTGCCGTCCCTGAAGCTGCTGTCGGCCTGGCCGACCTTGCGACAGGCGGGCGCGCGGGCAAGTTCCTGGAGAACGAGGGTGGTGCTGTGGGCTTCCGGCCCAAGCAGGCGCGCGAGGCCATCAACGAATGGCACTCGGATGCCACCAAGGAAGCCCAGCGTAAGTTTCAGGAGGCCGAGGGCCTGGGAGGCAAGATCAAGGCCGCCGTTGAAAACCCGTCCAACATCGTCGGCGCGGTCGTTGAATCGCTGCCGGCCATGGGCGCGGGCGGCGTGGCGGCGCGCGCACTGGGTGCGGCTACGCGGCTGGGCCAGGCTGGCGCGAAGGGCGCTGCAGCTGCTGGTGCGCTGGGCGAGGGCGTGGTGGGCGCGGGCTCTGCTGCAGAGCAGATCCGCCAGGAAACCGATGATGGGCTGCTCTCTCCGGGCCAGGTCGCGGCGGCGGCTGCCACGGGCGCGGCCACGGCAGGGCTGGGGTATGCCGGCGGGCGCGTAGCGCAGCGGCTGGGCATTGGTGATGCCGAGACCATGCTGGCCCAGGGCAACAAGGGAATTGCCAAGCAGTTTGCCGACGACGCGGCCATGGCGGCCACCAATCCGCTGCTGCAGCAGCGCGCGGTCAAGAGCATTCCGCGCCAGGTGATTGAAGGGGCCATCTCCGAAGGTTTCCTCGAGGAGTTGCCGCAGTCTGCGGCAGAGCAGATCTTCCAGAACCTGGCCTTGGGCAGGGACTGGTCCCAGGACGTGGATACGGCGGTGGTGCTGGGCACGCTGTCGGGCGCGGCCATGGGCGGCGGCGCGGCGGGGTATCGGGCGGCGCGCGAGCCACGAGCGGGCGCGGCCGAGGCCGGCCAGGCGGCAGATGCTGCACCTCAGCCACCCGGCGCAGAGCCTGCGGGCCTGCCGGATGTTGCAACCTACGGCGCCGCCATCGACCAGATGGTGCGGCCAGAGAGCCAGCAGCAGTACCGGGATGCTCTGGCGCGGGCCCAGGACGAGTCCCTGACCCCCGAAGACCGGAAGGCCGCGGCGGATTCATTGCATCAGGCGTTCAACCCGGATCTGTTCCAGCAGGTCGGCGAGAACCAGGCCGATGGAGAAGTGCCGTCTGGCCTGTCGACGGTGCGCGATGAATTCGTGCGGCAGCTGGCCGCTCAGCAAGAGCCGGTCATCGACGAGGCCCGGCTGCGCGAGCAGGGCATCACGCCCGCCCCGCAACTGGATACCACGCGCATTGATGCTGCCATTGGCGCGCAGCGTCCTTCCGAGGAAATGGGCTTGGATCCTGCTGCTGGCTCGCTGTCCGCAGCTGCTGCCCTGGCTGTGGATTCCGGCGCGTCCGCCCAGGCCCAGCAGGCCAGTGCCATGGCCCAGGCCGCAGAGGAAGCCGCACGCGCTCCAGCCAAGAAGAAGGCAACCGAGCGCCAGGTCACTGCAGACCCTGCCACAGGCGAGATTCAGGGCGGGGCCCTGGCCACCTGGACCGATGAAGACCTGTCGAACGCATTCCGTTCTGCGCAGGCCAAAGAGGTGCGCACGCCGTTGGCCCTGGAGCTGCAACGTCGCCGTGCCGAGCGCGAGAAACAGGGCCGTGGCGCCGCGCCAACGCCCGCCACCACATCCACCCCCCAGCAAGGAAGCATCGATGGCACACAAGCCGATCAAGCCCAGCCGCCGCGCGCGGAATCTTCGCCGGCAGCAGGAGCGCAGGGAGCGCCGGTTGCAGGTCCTGGCCCTGCGCAGGAGCTGACCAATGGCACCACCTCGTCTCAGCACGATGGCGCGCAAGCAGGTGCAGCGCCAGGCCCGCAGGCTCAAGCGCCAGTCCAAACAGCAGCCCAGCGAATCGACGCCGGCCGCGCGGCCTGGGCCAGCATGCCCACCGCAGAGCGCAAGGCCCTGGCCAAGCGTGTGGGCGGTGTAAACGCTGCCATCAAAGGAAGTCTCCACGGCGCGCGCTGGGAGAACCTGAATGCGGAGTTGCAGCTCCGTCTTGCTGACGCCATGCAACCGCAAGGAGCAACCAATGATTCAACCGCACCTGCAGTACGGCTGGCAGATGAACGCCCGCCAGGCCCTGCGGCTGCTGCGGAGGCTGGGGGCGGTGAGCCGACAGGACGCGCGCCAGATGCGCAGTCTGCTGGGCCGCGAGGTGGCGTTGCCGGACAGCCTGCTGCCGGCATGCAACCTGCTGTACCTGGCCGAAGTGGCGCCAGCGAACAGACTGCCGCTGTAGCGCCTGCTGCAGCCCCGGTGCCGACGACGGGCCAGCAGCAGGCCGTAGCTATTGCCAAAGAAGGGAACGACGCGCGGCGCGCGCAGCTGCTGGCCGCCAGCGAACGCTGGACCAGCATGCCGGCGGCCGAGCGCCAGGCGGTGGCCAAGGCCGCGAAGGGGTTGAACGCCCCGGCCCGCGCCGGGGCCCACACGCGGGCATGGGCTGACCTGGCGCCCAAGGTGCGCGAGAAGCTGGCCGCCGCCATGCCCGATGCTGCTGCAGCACCTGCAGCACCTGCAGCACCTGCAGCACCTGCAGCACCTGCAGCCGTGGAAGCAGCCGCGCGGGAGGCGGCCACCAGCCAGGCCAACGACCTGCCCGAGCCTACCGATGCCCAGAAGGAGGCGGGCAACTACAAGAAGGGCCACGTCCGCCTGAACGGCCTGGACATCAGCATCGAGAACCCCGCCGGCAGCCGCCGCCGTCCAGAATGGCCGCCCCTGAAGAACCACTACGGCTACTTCAAGGGTTCCGTGGGCGCGGACAAGGACCATGTGGACGTGTTCATGACCGACCGCGCGAGCGATCCGGACCTGCCGGTGTTCGTCGTGGACCAGGTGAACCGTGATGGCTCATTCGATGAACACAAGGTGGTGCTGGGGGCGGCCGACGAGGCCGGTGCGCGGAGCACCTACCTGGGGAACTATGAGAAGGGGTGGACGGGCCTGGGCGGCATCACCCAGATGACGCAGGATGAATTCAGGTCCTGGCTGCGTGATCCGGCGAAGACGAAGAAGCCGGCCGGCACGCTGCTTGGCGCAGCGCCTGCGCCCACGAAGAAGCCGCGCGGCGTCCTGGCCAAGAAGGCAGTGGCGGAGGAGGCCGCGCGCGCCAACTACTTCACCCCGGGCAACATCGTGAAGGGCTACGGGGATAGCCATGTCCGCGTGGTTTCATACACGCCGGCCAATGCCGATGGCGTCTGGAGCGTGACGGTACGCCAGGTGGAGAAGCAGGGATCGGGCTGGCAGGATGTGCCGGGCGTGCGCGAGCGCACCCATGCCACGCAGCCCAGCGCACGCGAATTGAAAGCCGGGCCTGTGGAGCGCACCGAGGAACTGCCGTTCCGCCGTGGCGAATCCGATGGCCAGGGCCTGACCGATGACCAGATGGCCAACCTGCTGCGCATCATGCGGCCCGAGCCGGCGGCGTTTTCCGATGCGGCGCGGGCCCAGGCCGTGGGCAAGGTGCGCGAGACGGTGGATGCCATACGCAAGGGTTGGAGCAACGGGCCAGAAGTCGTCGTGGCCTTCGACATGAACGACCCGGCTGTGCCGGAGGCGGCGCGGCGCGCGGACTTGCGCCAGCGCAGTGGCGGGGCCTCCGGAGCGCCCGAGGGCTTCTACTGGCGCGGCAAGGCCTACCTGCTGGCCAGCAAGCTGAACACGTCCGCCGACGCGGCACGCGTGCTGCACCACGAGGTGCTGGGCCATCATGGCCTGCGCGGCATGTTCGGCCCGGAGCTGAACAAGATCCTCAACCAGGTGGCCACCATGCGCCAAGCCGAGGTGGCGGCCAAGATCAAGGAATATGGGCTGCGCGGCGTCACGGACCTGAGCCGGCGCCACGCGGCCGAGGAAGTGCTGGCCGAGATGGCCGAGAAGACGCCGCAGCTGCATTTCGTGCGCCGTGCCGTGGCCGCCATCCGCAACTGGCTGCGGGCCAACGTGCCCGGGTTCGGGCGCCTGAAGCTGTCGGACGCCGACATCATCCAGGGCTACATCCTGCCGGCGCGCGATTTCGTGGAGCGCGGGCAGCGTACCGCTACCGACCGTATCGAGCCGGTGTTCAGCCGTTCGGACTCGGGGGCCGCCATGCCCGACGCCATCATCGGCAGCACACTGGGCAGCGCATCGAAGCATCCCGACTACGCTGCGGCGAAGGGCGGGGATGTTGCGGCGGCCACGCGGCTGGCCGTGGACCTCGTGACGCCTGAGATGGCGGCGAAGGTGGCAGCTGCGCTGGGTGGTGCGCGGCCGCGCGTGCTGCCGGTGGCTGCCGAAGAGTCCAGTGGTCGCAACAAGATCCCGCGCGCCGTGGCCGAAGTCCTGGCGGCACGCCTGGGCCTGGAAACGACGACGGGCATCGTGCAGGCGAATCGCGCGCGGCGCACCGGCCTGGATGGACTGGACCGCATCTTTGCACCTGTAGATTTCGCAGGCACCGTAGAGCCGGGCGACTACCTCCTGGTGGATGACACCCTCACGCAGGGCGGCACGTTCGCGGCCCTGGCCAGCCACATCCGCGAGGGCGGTGGGAACGTGGTGGGCGTGGTTGCGTTGACCGGCAAGCAGTACAGTGCAAAAATCCAGCCCTCTCCTGAAATTCTCGCAACTCTCCGGCTAAAGCATGGTGACCTCGAAGACCAATTCCGCGCAGCCACAGGCTACGGCTTCGACGCGCTCACCGAGTCGGAAGCCCGATACCTCGCGCGATTCGAGCCGGCTGAGCGACTCCGAGATCGAATCGCTGAAGAAGGACGACGCGCAGGCGAGCGCGCAGATCAAAGCAATCCTCGCCAAGGCGATGCAGGCGACGAACTGAGCTTCAGCCGCTCGCGGCTTTCGGAGATCAAGGACAGCGCCCTGGACCAGCTCCAGAAGACGATGTCCCACCCCGGCAAGGTCTCTGTCTGGGACAAGACCATCGGCACCATGCGCCACTTGGCTGAGCGTGCGCCAGCCTTCAAGCCGGTCTACGAGACCGCCCAGCGCAACATCGATGACGTTTCCATGCTGGCAAACGACGCGGCCGACCGGGCGCCACGCCTGCTGCCGCGCGTGGACACCATCAGCGACCTGGTGGGCAAGAACCGCAAGACGCCTGTTTCCGCCGCCGACAACAAGGCCGTGGCGAAGCCTCTCTTCGAGGGCACGCTGCTGTGGGGTCGGGACGTGGACGGCAAGGCCGTGCTGGTGGACGAGCTGGCCAAGAAGTACGCCAACCTCCCCGCCGACGACAAGGCCCAACTGCTGCTGCGCGCCGGCCGCCTGGACGACCGCATGCTGCGCGCGTGGCGCGGTCTGCCGCTGGCCCAGTACGAAGCGCTGGTGAGTTCGCGCTTCGAGAGCAAGATGCTCAAGGCCGGCGCGGTATGGACGGATGCCGAACTGCAGACGATGTTCGGCGCCACGCCCAACCAGATTGCCCTGTACCGCGAAGCCCGCGCGGCCATTGACCGCTCCATCGACATGACTGCCCGCGCGGACATGATGCGCGCGCTGGGCGACGAGTACGCCGGCCTGCGCGACATGGTGCTGGACGCGCCCAAGCTGTCCGATGCCCTGGAGCTGCTGACCACCACGCTGCAGGAGGATGCCAAGGCCAAGCCGGACCTGGCCGAACGGCTGCTGCAGCTGAACAACATGGTGGTGGACCGGGCGGCCACAGCCAAGGACCTGCAGGACGCAGGGTATGCGCCGCTGTCGCGCTTCGGGCGGTACACGCTGGACGTGGTTGACCAGGAGGGCAACCGCCAGTACTTCGGCATGTACGAGACCATGAAGGACGCCAACCTGGCCAAGATCCAGATGGCCCAGGCCTTCCCCGGCGCGGTGATCACCCAGGGCACCATGAGCCAGCAGTCCTTCAAGCTGTTCGCGGGCATCACTCCCGAGACACTGGAGATCTTCAAGGACATGGTCGTGGGCAAGGAAGCCGACGCGGCCACGCGCAAGGTGTTCGATGAATACCTGAAGCTGACAAAGAACAACCACAGCGCCTTGAAGCGCCTGATCCAGCGCAAGGGCATCGAGGGCTACAGCCAGGACGTGGGCCGCGTGGTGGCCAACTTCATCTACAGCAATGCGCGCCAGGGCGCGGCAGGCCTGAATGCCGGCACCATGGACCGCGCGATCAACGACATCCCGAAGGAGCAGGGCGAGCTGAAGGACCTGGCCATGGGCCTGCGCAGCTACATCCGCGATCCACAGGAAGAGGGCCAGGCCGTGCGCGGCATGCTGTTCGCGCAGTACCTGGGCGGCTCGCTTGCCTCGGCCGTGGTCAACATGACCCAGCCCTTTGCGGTGACGCTACCCTGGCTCAGCCAGTTCGGCGGCATTCGTGCGGCCAGCGGCCAGATGGCGCGGGCCTTGAAGGACATGGGCACGCGCGGCATGAAATACGAACCTGACCTGGCTCACGCGCTGAAGTCCGCCGAGGACGACGGCGTGGTCTCGCCACAGGAAGTGCACCAGCTCATGGCCCAGGCGCGCGGAGCGGGCGGCCTGCGCTCGGGCGATGGCACCAAGTCTGGCGATGCTCGCGCGGCGGCCGGCAATGCCTGGGAACGCGCCAAGGTGGCCTGGGGCCAGCCCTTCGCCCTGGCCGAGCAGTTCAACCGGCGCTCCACATTCATCGCAGCCTTCCGCATCGCCAAGGCACAGGGCATGGATGATCCAGGCGCCTTCGCGCGCAAGGCCGTGCTGGAGACCCAGTTCGTCTATTCCAAGGCCAACAAGCCCCAGTGGGCACGCGGCGCCGTGGGCGGCACGCTCTTCACCTTCAAGACCTATTCCGTCAGCTACCTGGAGCTGATGCAGCGGATGTGGAAGCAGGGAGGGCCAGAGGGCAAGCGCGCGGTGGGCTGGGCCCTGGCCATGCTGCTGCTGATGGGCGGTGCGGGCGGCGTGCCCTTCATGGAGGACGCCGAGGACCTGATCGACGGCGTGGGCCAGATGATGGGCTACAACCTCAGTTCCAAGCAGTGGCGCAAGGAGGCGCTCGCGGGCATCGTTGGCAAGGAGCTGGCCGAGTTCCTGGAGCAGGGTGTCTCGGGCCTGCCAGGCGCGCCCATCGATGTTTCCGGGCGCTTGGGCATGGGCAACCTGCTGCCCGGCACCGGCCTGCTGTTGACCAAGCAGAGCCGCGAGCGGGATCTGCTGGAGGTGGCCGGCCCCGCCGGTGATCTGGTGATGCGCGGGTTCACTGCTGGGCGCAAGGTGCTGACGGGCGACGTTGCTGGCGCGGCGTTGGAGGTCTCGCCCACGGCCGTGCGCAATGCGTTCAAGGGCGCGGACATGGCCGCCAGCGGCATGTACAAGGACGCCAAGGGTTACAAGGTGATCGACACCACGCTGTCCGAGGCGATTGCCAAGGCCGCCGGCTTCCAGCCCAAGAGCGTGGCCGAGGTGCAGGAAGCCAACAGCTTCATGCAGCGGTCCAAGAGTTTCTACAGCCAGACCAGCAGCGAGATCAAGGCGCAGTGGGCGGATGCGCTGTTCCGCAAGGACGAGGGCGCCTTGGCGCGCGTGCGCGAACGGCTGGCCGATTGGAACAAGAACAATCCGGAGCAGCCCATCGTCGTGAAGATGCCGGACGTGTGGAAGAAGGTGCGGGAGATGGGTAAGGACCGGACAGACCGCATTGCGGACAACTCGCCCAAGGCGCTGCGTCAGCAGATGCGGGAGATGGCAGCGGAGGCGCGATAGCACTTGCCCCTTGCAGGGTTGGCCTTGAAAGGGCGGCATTGGAAGACTGTGGGAATTCACTTCGCAGGAGCTTCCAATGTCGAACACCAGCTATCCGAAGGGCATGGAGAAGCTTCTCTCCGGCTCCATCAATGCCTCCACCGACACGCTCAAGGCCGCGCTGCTGCCCAGCGGCTACGCCTTCAGCGTGTCGCATGAGTTCTTGAGCCAGCTCGGCTCGATCATCGGCACGGCCCAGCCCCTGCTCAACAAGACGATCACCGGCGGCGTGCTGGACGCGGACGATCTGGACTTCGGCGCACTGGCGCCAGGTTCGACCATCGGCTCGGTCGTGATCTTCAAGGACACGGGCAACACTTCCACGTCGCCGGTGCTGTTCTTCTTGGACACGGTGACAGGGCTGCCCATGGCCACCAACGGCGGCGCCGTGACCATTCCCTGGGACAACGGCGTCAAGAAGATCGCGCGCATCAACCTGCCGATCTACCCGAAGGGCGCGGAGAAGATGTGGTCCGGCTCCATTAACTTCTCGGCCGACAACATCCGCGTGGCCCTGCTGCCCAGCGCCTATGTCTATGACGCGGCGCATGAGTTCCTCCCGGACGTGGGCACGCTCATCGGTTCGGCGCTGCCCCTGGATGGCCGCAGCGTTGCCGGCGGCGTGCTGGATGCCGACGATGCCAACTTCGGCGCTCTGGCCGCCGGCTCCACCATCGGCAGCGTGCTGCTGTACAAGGACACCGGCACGCCGGCCACGTCGCCCTTGATCGCACGCATCACCGACGTGCTGGGCCTGCCGCTGGCCACCAATGGTGGCGGCCTGGCGCTCCAGTGGTCCAACGGCGCCGCTCGCATCTTCAGCCTGGTGCCGGCGTAAGGGGCAGGGCCATGGACCTGTTTTCCAACAACGCCGAGACCGTGCTGGCTTCGGCCCTGACCAACGACAGCGGTGATCCGGGGTACGGCACGATCGTGACCACGGGCGCGGGCCTGGACGGCTTTGCCAACCCCAGCGGGACGCGCTCCCTGCGCGCGACCATCACGGACGCCACGATGCCCGGACAGTGGGAGGTCGTCACGATCCGCCAGATCGATGGCGTGAACCTGATCGTGGATCGCGGGATCGAGTTGCCATGGGATGCCGGCGGCCCCATGGACTGGCCCGCGGGCGCAAAGGTCAGCGTGCGTGTCACCGCCGGAATGCTGGAGACCTTCGTCCAGATGCAGCCCAATGGCTTCTTCGGCCAGGTCCTGAGCGGCGCTGACCGGTTCGCGGCGCTCGGCTATCCCGCTCTCAAGAGCGCGTGGCCGCAATTGCTGGCGAATCCCACGTCCGACTGGCACCGCGCGGGCAACAGCATGCCCATCGTGGGCGGCTCAATGTTCGTGGACCTGGGCACGCCGCCGGCTTGGGCTGCGGGCAACTTCGCCCACGGGGACGTGGTGGTGCCGGGTACACCCGATGGTTGCCAGTACTGGGCCTGCACGAACCAATCGAACGCCGTGTATGCGGATGCGGTGCCGGACTTCCAAGGCATGGGCACGCATGTGCCGCTG